CTTTTAATTTTAAAAAACCTATTGATGAAGGTAGATTTTATAAATTTAATAATAAATTAGATCAAAGACTGTATCTAAGACGAATATATAAAGGTGAAAAAAACATTGTTGGTAAAGATAATTATAGTTATTTTACAAGATGGAATGAAATGGCAGTTTTAAGTAATGATATATATACTGAATTAGAAGATGCTGTAATGTCAAATAAAATTGAAGAAGTAGAATGGAAAACAAACAGATTGGTTATTGCAAATAATTTTACATTATTACATAGAAGAACACCCTATAAAAATGCAACAGGAGAAAGAATTATATGTCGGGCTTATGTCCAGTAACTTTTCTTAATTTAGAACACCTTATAGATAGAGATGGATTAAAAGGTGATATGGAATGTCAAACATTTATTCCATTTTCTTCTTCATATGCAAAACAAGGTTTTTTTAAACATGCTCCTTTTTGGGAACAAGCACGGGTAGATAAATTACCTAAACATCAGGTACCTTTTGTGTCTAAAGTAAATGAACTGATCAAAGCTAGTCCTAGATTTTATAAACAACATGCTAACTATAATGTGCCAGCACACCAAGATATTGATACTTTATGTTGTGTTAATATTTTAATTTCTGAAGATAATGCGCCTGTTCATTTTGAAGATTGGGGTAATTACACATATCATTGTGCTTTATTAAATGTTACCCATAGACATAGAGTTGATCCTTGGCCAAAAGAAAGACATTTGTTAAAGTTAAGCATATTTGATAGAACCTACGAACAAGTAAGAGAAGAATTAAAAGATTATATTTCTCCTAATCAGGGATCTGTTCAACAATGATAGCTCATTTAAATTATGAAGTGAATAAAGAACACTATAAAAAAATATTTTTTGATAGATACGATACTGGTGGATGGCACAAAGAAGGAGATGTTGTGTTAGATTATTGGTGGAAAGTTTTTAATATAGATAACGAAGTAATGCCAATAACTAAAGATTTAGGTATTGAAGATTTAGTAACTAAGCCTAGATTTTCATATCAGTTTCCAAACTCAACACTACCAAGTCATATAGATCAGGATAGAATAATTGGTATCAACATAAATTTAATGCCAACATCGCCAGTTATTATTATTAATAATAAATCTTATCAATATGAAAATTGTTTAGTTGATGTTGGTTCAAAAATACATTCTGTAATTGCTGATAATAATCCTAGACTTGTTTTAAAATATGCTATAAGAAGTACATGGTCAGAAATCTATAATAGATTGAATACAAGAGGTCTTATAGACCATGAAAAAACAAAAAAAGATAACATAAATTATAGTAGTTACATATCTAATATTTTACTGGATGATATTAAATATGTTAGAAATCAAGGCTCAATAGTAAAAAAATAAAGTATAAATAGTACTATGGCAGCAGTAGCAAATTTAACGATAGATCAAGGTGCTTCTTTTAGTTCATCTGTAACAGTCAAAGGCTTAGATGGTCTACCATTTGATCTGACTGGATATACAGCAGAAGCTAAAATGGCGTTGGGTTATACTTCAACAAGAACAAGAACCACAATAACAACAACATTTGATGCTGATAGAACAACAGGCGTTATTAGTCTATCTTTAACTGCAGCTGAAACTGCGGCCTTAGATGCTCCTGCTCGATATGTTTATGACATAGAAATAACATTTACAGCAGACAGCACCGTAACAAGAGTCATAGAGGGAATTATAACCGTACGACCTAACGTGACTATATAAACAAATGAAACAACATATATGTTAAGGAGTAAATAATATGAGTAGTGAATTGAACACACAAAACACTGAAACTGCACCTAAGGTGCCAAGTATCTTTATCAACGGTAAAGAGTACAAACAAAACGAATTATCGGCAGATTGTTTAAATGCTATTACTGTAAGACAAGATTTACAGTCAAATAGACTTAGACATGTGTTAGAAGTTGAGAAAATTGACGTTTTAACAAAATATTATGACGATAAAATTGAAAAAGAAGTTGCAAAAATTGACGGTCCTAAATCTACAAATGATACTGAAACTACGTCAAATGTAGCAACAGCTGCTGACGCAAAAACAGCAAATTAATTCAATAAATTTCAATATATATCCTCTTAATTATATAAATATATAAATATAAGTATCTTGTATAAAAAGAGGGTATATGGCAAATATAACAGCAAAAATTAACGCAACGACAGCTGCGGGTCCTAAACAAGTTTCTGTAACCGTTCCCGCTTCTACAACAAAATTAAACAGTTTACAAGACGTAAATGCGACATCTTTGGCCGATGGTGCATTATTACAATATGATGATGCATCTAAAAAATGGACAACTAGAAATGATATAATAACCGACACAGGTGGTGATTTGATTTTAAACGGAGGCACATTTTAACTAACGGAGAGAGAATAAATGGCAACAATAATCAAAATAAAACGAACTACAGGTGCTACTGCTCCTAGTGGTTTAAATCAAGGAGAGTTGGCTTACGTTTATGACACATCCCAAACCAATAATGGTGTAGGTGGTAATGGTTATAGACTTTTTATAGGTGATCCAACTTCATCATCAAATTCACCTATCGAAATTGGTGGTGAATATTTTACAAATCTTTTAGACCACTCACACGGAGTAGTAACAGCTAATTCAAGTGTTATTGTAGACTCTAGTAAAAAAGTTGATGAGTGGAATGTAGATAATTTAAAATTAGACGGTAATGCGTTTACATCAACAAACACAGACGGAGATATTACAATTACTCCAAATGGCACTGGTAAATCAATTATAACAAACATTTACACAGATGCTACAACATCATTACAAGAATACATTGAAGATATTTCTGGCGGACAAATACAAGCTGGAGAAGGTATTGATGTAGTCTATGACGATGGTGCTGGAACAACCACAATTTCTGGAGAAGACGCTTCTGATACAAATAAAGGTATTGCTTCTTTTTTAGCTGCTGACTTTGATGTTTCATCAGGTGCTGTTTCACTAGAAGATACAGTTGTTAAAACTGTTACAACAGATAGTGGTGCAATGACACCATCTTCACACTCTTTCTCAGTATTGGGTGGAGAAGGAATGGATGTCACTCATACAGGATCAACAATTACTGTTGCAGGAGAAGATGCTACTTCATCTAACAAAGGTGTTGCGTCTTTTGACTCAACTGACTTTACTGTTACATCAGGTGCTGTTGCTGTAAATGCAATTACACTTGGTTCTTCATCTTTAAATCCAGGTGCAACAACAACTGATGTTGCAGGATTAACATCTTTAGTTGTTGACAATGTTAATATAGATGGTTCAACTATTACAGCAACATCTGGTGATTTAACTTTAACTGCTACAAGTGGTGATATTGATGCTAACTCAAATAAAATTGTAAATGTTGCAACACCTGTAAATGATACAGATGCTGCTAACAAATCATATGTTGATGCTGCTAGAACAGGATTAGATGTAAAAGGATCTGTTAAAGTTGCTACAACAGCAAACATTACACTTTCAGGAACACAAACAATTGATGGAGTTGCCCTATCAGTTGGTGATAGAGTTCTTGTTAAAAATCAAACAACTGCAAGTGAAAATGGTATCTATGTTGTTGCTTCAAGTGGATGGTCAAGAGCTACTGATGCTGATGAAAATGCTGAAGTTACTTCAGGAATGTTTACATTTATTGAACAAGGTTCAGTTAACTCTGATACAGGTTTTGTACTTACAACTGATGGAACAATTACGGTAGGTTCTACAAACTTAGAATTTACATTGTTCTCTGCTTCAGGTACTTTAATTGCTGGAGATGGTTTAAGTAAAAACGGTGATACATTAGAAGTTAATGTTGCAAATGGTCTTCAAATTGCTTCAGACAACGTAGAACTTGCTTCTTCAGTTGCTGGAGATGGTTTAACATTCTCATCTGGAGTTATTGATGTAGTTGGTACTACAAACAGAATTACTGTAAACGCAAATGATATTGATATTGCTTCAACTTATGTTGGACAAACATCAATCACTACATTAGGTACAATTACTAGTGGTACTTGGAATGCTGATGTAATTAATGAAGTTTATGGTGGTACTGGACAAAGTTCATACACTACTGGTGATATTTTATATTCAGATGGTGCAAACTCACTTGCTAAATTGGCATTAGGTGCTAATGGTAAGATTTTGCAATCAGATGGATCAAATGTAACTTACGGGGATATTGACGGCGGAACTTATTAATAGTCGTTAATAAAAAAAAATATGACGACTGTTATTAAATTAAAAAAAAGTGAAACTGCAAGTTCAGTTCCAACAACTAGCGACCTGCAAGTTGGTGAAGTTGCAATCAATACAGCTGATCAAATAATCTATGCTCGTGCTTCAACAGGTATTGTTGAGGTAGCAAACGCAGCTGCTAGTACAGGTGCAAGTGTAGATGATGCAACAGCTTTAGCAATTGCGTTAGGATAATAAATGGCAAATACATTTAAGACTAAAACATTTGGTGGTGGAAGTACAACTGCAAGTACGACCATGACAATTTATACTGTGCCTTCTTCTACTACGGCTGTTGTATTAGGGCTTACTCTCTCAAATATTTCTGCAACAAACATAGAAGTTACAGTTACTTTAGAAAATAATGATGGTGACAATGTTAGTATTGTAACAAATGCTGAAGTGCCAGGTAAAGCATCACTTGAAATTATGTCAGGAAACAAATACGTAATGGAGACTGCCGATGTTTTAAAAGTTACATCTAACACCGATAATAGTGTTGATACAACTTTAAGCATAATGGAGATTACGTAAGATGGCTACATATCTAGGTAAAGCACCTGCTCGTCTGGCAATCACAACAGACGATTCGATCACATCAGCCAAAATCGTAGATAATACAGTTACCTCAGCAGATATTCTTAACGCATCTATAACAGGTGCCGATTTAGCAACAGATATAGCAATTAACACAACAGGCACAGCTAGTCTTGCCACTTCAGGTACAGATGTAAATAAAGTAACTATTGGTGCAGGACCTTTCTATGATAGTGCTACTTTAAGAATCGCAGATACAACAAATGGTGGATCTTTACTTATAAGAGGAGGTGGTCCACGATTATATTTTGATGGATCAGCAGGATATGTTGGTGGAACTACCAGTGCAACTTTTAAACCTAGTATTTACATGGATAGTAGAGGCCTTGTTTTTAGACAAGGTATGGATGATACTTGTTTTCCGAG